TATTCGATGGTGCTTGGGGTGCGACTACACTTCTTATCAGTGCTGTGGTCTTGGAAAGATACGATGTAGTAGGTTGGTTATCAAAATTGGGTGTAAATATTAATTTCACAAATGGCAAGCACATTGCTTTATATTATGCTGCCAAGGAAAGATCGATAAGTATGGTTACACTTTTAATCAATAGTAAATCTAACTTTTTGGTCACGGATGAGATCAAAAAAATATCAGATAATCTTGTTCATTGGTTCGTCAATGCGCATAACATAATGGTTTCACAAGAAGATGAAGCTAAAAAAGATGTCAAGTTTATTAACAAGTGTTTGAGCAAGAATTTCGATTTCGACGCAGCAAAAAAAATATGGTCAACAAGTAGACCAACATCACTGCGTTGTTTACCATGGTTAGCCGATAACAATCTCTCAGAATTACTCCAGTGGCGTATTGATGAAGGCGATGATATCAATCAAAGGGGTCCCGGGGGACGCACAGCAATCTATAACGCAGCAATTCGTGCGGACTATGACATGTTCAAAATGTTAGTGGATCATGGAGCTGATTATGACATCAAAGATGATAAAGGTGATTCTGCTATTGACAGATTGGATGAAGATCAAATCAAAGAGCTGATAAAACCAGTTCACGAGTCCATCAGGTGTAATGTCTGTTTGATTAGGCCAAAAAATACGAACTTTGATGATTGTAACCATTTGTGTGCGTGTGATGTTTGTGCAGTTAAATTGGTTGAGTGTCCTATATGCAGAGGACCAGTCAAGAATAAGCGAAAATGTTATCTTTAAGAAAGAAAGGTCTGTTGTCCTTGTGCTATCGCTTTCCTGCAAAGTGGACACTTTACCATGCCTATAAAACACACCTTGCAAATGCAAAAGTGTCCACACGGATCAAATCTGACAGAACGCTTCCTATCCCAACATACCACGCACTGAACCACTTTGATGTCTGTAGGCGATGATTCACGCAGGGCCACTTCGCGAGCTCGTTCTTTTTTGGTTGTCATGTAACACTGTAGTAAACCTAAACCTAAAAGTGCAACAAAAAATAGGATCGATAGGTTTTTTTTAGATTGTTCCACGGCAGCATCCCATTCTTGCATCACTTCATCTAAATTGATTGCTTGGATCTCACTTTTAGCACAATGGGGTGGAATAGGGACTTGTTTAATTCCAAGTGCTCCAAGGAGCTCATCTAGGCCGTGGTCTAAAAGTCTACCAATGGATTCCAGCTCTTTTATGTAAAAAAAGAACGTCAAAAATGTCGCGTTGGCTAAATCTTTGTATGCAACATGGATTACACTGATTATACTCGGAGTTAATTTTATAGCGACTGCAATAGCAAAAAGAGTAAAACAAGTTTGTAAATAAAACACCACAAAATTGTAAATGAATCTTAAAAGATCTCTTATAATATTCATTTTTACACTTGGCCCTGCTCAATCTAATCATGCACGAGTTCCTAGAAGCTTGTGAAATTGGTGACTTTGAAACAGTTAAACGACTAATAACAACAGTAGACATTGAAATGAAGGATTACCCAATTAGTAGTACTCCGCTTATGTTAGCTGCTAGATATAGTCATTCATCCATTTGTGAGTTATTACTCAAGAAAGGTGCTGATATTGAAGCTAGGACTGTTTATGGACGTACTCCACTCATATATGCTGTTTGGAATGGTCATTCACACACCTGTGCGTTACTACTCACATATAATGCTGATATTGAAGCTAAGGATGGTTTTGGATTAACTCCACTTATGTATGCTACTCAAATGGGTAATTTGATCACTTGTGGACTATTACTTAATCGTAATGCTGATATTGAAACTGAAGATAATGGGGGACGGACTGCACTTATGTATGCTGTTGCTTATGAACGTATTACAATAACTAAACTTTTAATTATCAACGGATCTGACATTAACATTTTTGACCAATGTTATAGATACGAATTACTCAACAGAAAACTTGAAGGTGGCTTAGATGTATGCGACTTTTTTGAACAAATAACAATAGACTACCGCTCAATTTAATCATGACAATCGCAGAATTCGACATAAACAATGCATTCCTCCAAACATTCAAAGGCAAAGACGGTCGCTACTGCCTGCTAATCCAAAATGGAAAAGTCAGCAAAGCTTCAGAAGACTCTTGTGCTCTACGACGCGAAGGCAAAACTCACAACATTCTATACCATCGTCACGATGATCGCATCCGCATAGAAGTGATAGTATCGCAGGACAATGACGCAGACTGGTTACCCCTGCGTGAAGGTTGCATTACTGGATCAAAAACAGGCACAATGTGTGCGGTAAATCCTTACGAAAGTGTGCGTGATTTCTTCATGTACATGTGGTTTTGGTCCTTTGATTGTCCTTTTGAAGGAAATGAATTTACAGAGCACGGAAAGGCCTGCGAACCCCTTGCTAGAAAATGGCACGAAGATGCTCTTGGGGTCAAAGTAGAAGATGGTACATTCTTTTTGCACCGCAACCCCTTTTACGCTGCATTTAGATACTCGGATGATGGCAAAGTTTACATCAAAGGCATTCTTGAGAGATTAGCAGAATACAAGTGTCCAATCCGTGATTTATACAAAGACATTGTGCCAGCTTACTACATGTGCCAGATTCAGATGGGCATGGAAATGCTTGACATTGATTGGTGCGATTTTGTTGTTGTGCTCTTTGATATGGAAACGAAAGAATTCAAGAAGGGTTACATTGTACGTGTTCCTCGCAGCCGTGAGTTTTGGGCATGGGAATTTGCTCAAATTTGTTTCTTTATGAAGTACATGCACGCATGTGCTATTCCTTATTGGGATAAACCTCCCATTAAAGCACCGGGAGTGAATTTTGAAATTGTTTATAGGCGCTCTCAAATCTAAAATGCGAATTCCCGACGATTTTTACTATTGCGTTGATTACGACACTGTCAAATTTTCCCTTGAAAATGGTGTTAATATTGAATCGGCAAACAATTGGAGAACCACTTGCCTTATGACCGCTTGTAGCAAAGGGCTTTACTCTATCTGCAAAATTTTACTCAAACACAAGGCCGATATGAAAAAAAACGATAGACACCATAACAATCCACTCTCTTATGCTAGTATAAATGGTTACTATGCCATTTGCGAGTTATTGTTGGTGAATGGTGTTGATGTAAACATTTGTAACTTCAGCGGCAGGACTGCTCTTGTGTGTGCTGCTGAACACGGTCGCACAGATATATGTGAGTTACTGTTAGAACGTAGTGCTGATGTTAACGCAAAGGATGAATATGATAATACTCCACTTATATTGGCTGCTAAAAGGGGTCATTCAATTATGTGTTGTTTGTTATTGAGGAATGGTGCCAATGCTAACATGCAAAATAATCGGGGTTCTACTGCTCTTATTCTGACTGCTCAACATGGATTATATTTCACTCGCATGTGCGAAGTTTTAATAGAACACGGCGCTGACGTTAATATTAGCGACAACGACGGAAATAATGCTTTTAGCAGTGGTTACCTCCCTACATGCGAAATGTTGCTGGAGAAGGGTGCTGATATTCCTTCAAAATTAAAAAGGGGTAAAACTGATCTTGCTTGGGCTGCTGTAAAAGACTATTCATCACTTTGTGAGATCTTGCTTAAGAAAGGTGCTGATGTTAACGAAAGTAACACCGATGAGCAAACAGCTCTTCTTCTCGCTGCCATGGAAGGAGCATATAAACCTTGTAAAGTATTGTTAGAGAATGATGCAGATGTTAACATGGCTGACATTTTTGGCTATACCGCTCTTATTCGGGCTGCTGAAAATGGTCATTTAAGAATTTGTGAGCTTTTGCTTGAGCATAATGCTGATGTTCATGTGAGTAACAGTGATGGACAAACTGCATTCATGTGTGCTGTCAAGTGTGGACATTTAACCACTTGCGAACTATTATTCAAGCATGACGTTGATGTTGGCACAATTGATGATTACGGTTTTACTGCTTTTATTTTAGCTGGTTTTAATGGTCATACTTCCGTTTGCAAGTTCTTGCTTGATAATGGTGCTGATATCGACGTCTGTGATAAATATGGGAATACTGCTCTTTTTGGAGCTCGCAAAAATGATCATAGCCGTACTATCAAATTTTTATTAAAAAATGGGGCCCTTGATATTAGGCAGAAAAGGATCAGGAAGATCTCTACTGATAAATCTTGCTAGGAACACAATAAAAATATGCAAATGCGCTCTCAAATCTAAAATGATTATTCCCTCTCGTGTATTTTATTGTTGCGCTGATTACGATACTGTCAAATTTTCCCTTGAAAATGGCGTTGACATTGAATCAACAAATTTTAACGGAACCACTTGCCTTATAAATGCTGCTAGCGGTGGTTTTCATTCTATTATCGAAATGTTACTCGAACATGGTGCTAATATTGAAGCTAAGGATAAGTATGAATGGACTGCTCTTTTTTGGCCTGCTGCTAATGGTGATATCAAAACTTGTGAGTTGTTACTCAAGAAGGGTGCTGATATTGAAGCACGTAGTAAATCTGGAAAGACTGCTCTTATGCAGGCTGCTATTAGAGGTCACACTTTAACTTGTGAATTCTTGCTTCAGAAGGGTGCTAATATTAAAGCTACGGATATGAATGGATGGACTGCATTTATGCATGCTGCTATGTGGGGTCAAATTAATACCAGCAATTTGTTATTAAAAAATGAAGTCTCTGTGCTAAGTGAATTGAATCGCAATGTTGAAAAGTTGTCTATTGATAAATCTTGCTAGGCACAGTCGAAATCTTCTTCCTCAAAAATCTTCTCGCAACAGCACAATTCAAAACCAGTGTCATTATAAAATCATCATTAAACATGTGATTTACCTTGCCATCTCCATCAACCTTACCACTGTAGAATACCTTCGGAACTTGACCAGGACGATCACCAACCCAAAGAGTCGCTTGGAACCTATTCAACTGCCTCTTGAACTCTTTTAGTGTTAGAGTTTCCCTCTCGTGTTTTTCCAAAAAAGGGTTCTCACAAACAAAATCCTTTGAGAGAAAAACCGCATCCTGCATGAATGTCTCACGCAGGTTCTCCACTGCCTCACGCTTAAACGTCTCACTCGTCCACCATCCCGGAACATCTTCATCATTTTGGCAGATGGAATATACCTTGTGAAAATGATGCAACATTCGTCCCAGGTGACTTGCTTCATGTCCAGTATTTCGTTCAACAACAAACACAAACCAAGCGTGAGGGAAATACTGCCGCAGCCCAGTTATAAAAGCCCCCAGGAATATTTTCTCTTGCTCTGCGTTTTTAACAGCATGAGCGTCCAACCCACAGATCTAAAAAAATTTGAAAGGTTAGTTTCTGATGTTGATAAACTTGACAGACAAAGACACAAAGAAGATATCATGTACGATGTCCTTTTCAATAAAGATAACATCAATAATCACATTAACGACATAGAAACTTTGCTGAAAAAATCATATGATAAAGACGAAAAAGACTTCAGTGAAGATGATAAGAAAAGAATGCAACGATGGGAAACATTCTTCAATTGTGTCAATCTAGAGATGTTTGAAAAACAACCAAAAGAAAAAGAGACAAAGATGATGTTTTCCCTGCGTCATAAAGATGACATTGAATCCATCAAAAACACTAATGAAATGTCTTACAAACACGCAATGTTCTTCCTTACGTTATATCTTGAACCTGGGTTAATTCGGTGGATGTTAACGCAGCCCATAATCAATGAAGACGCATTTAGATATTTTTGCAATGAGCTCTTGCCAGAAGAATGCGAAAAAATGTTAGCAGGAATAAGCATCGAAAGATTCGTATATGATTGTCGTCCTTTGTATTTCTCAAGCGGAGGTACATACCGTCATTTGCCCATGTAAATACACACAAGCACTTAGCGCCATTTGGCTGCGATTTGTTTTAGAGTCTGAACTTGCATTAGGATCGCAAGCAATAAAAACGTGAGTTGGCTGCTCTTTGAAAACAAATGGGTCATGATTAAAGAAACTTTCGATGTGTTCTTTTTCAAAAACAGGTTTCCCGCCATCACTTACTGTTCCCATCTCTTCTCTTTTATATAGGACCTCGCGCCCCCTGAAAATTTCACTGATCATTTTGAATTTTCCAGCACTTTTCCACGAAGGAATATCTTGCAAACGATGACGACAAGCGCTCTCGATCTGCTTTCCCTTGCATTTATCGCAAATAAGCGAAACTTGGAAGGTATTGAATAACTTCTCCCCAGTCTCTGGGTCTGTTGCGTTGAAAAGTTCTGAATAAAAATTCTCAGTATTCACAGGGGTTGAAATCATTATGAGAGATGTATGCTTGACACCCAAAAGCGGTACCATCACCTGAAAGAAGACCTCAGGATCTAGGTACGCTGCTTCTTCCCCATACACTACATCTGCGTTTACACCACGTAAAGTCTATAAAAAGGTTAGAAAATGTCTATCTTAAGTGCCCACATATAGATAAAAATAACACATATATAGGCTAATTTGTTGCGGGTATATTAGAATGTCAGATTATTTCTTTCAAGGCATTGTATTACCTCCTGGAAAAGAAGACTCTAAAGATTCTGCTGCTGAATTTTCCCCTGACCAAATTCAAAACTTGAAATTATCAGGTTTACCCATAACAAACAGTCACTCAAATACAAAT